CGACTTCCACGTCAAGTTTCCATGGCCGCCCACCCGTTGTCGGCTTGAGGCCCAGCTTGCCAGCCAACGCCGCCTGGGCTTGGGCCGACACTTTGGCTTCCTTCGCCGCCTCTTTGTTGATCTCGCTGTACTTCGACGCCACGTATCCCAACGCAATGCCAGCCGCGGCGGCCCCGCCAATCAGGATGGCCCAGCCCTTCGGCCCAGAAAAGGCATACATCAGGATTTGCTGAGTAAGCTGAGCCTTGAGCGCGAGCCGCACCAAGTTGATTGCGGCCACGAGCTTGCCCAAGATCGAAATGGCAACCACCGTCGCCGCGATCCAAGCCACGGTCTTTATGACGAAGGCTCCGAGCTCGGGGTTGATTGACTGGAACACCGAGGCCAAAACAGCGAACACTTCCACGAAATAAGTGGACGCCTGCGTGAACGCGATCGCGACCGGCAGGAGCTTGGCGCCGAGAACCTCGTACATGTCGCCAAGGACATTCGTCGTTTGTTTCAGTTGCCCAGACGGTGTTTTCGCCAACTGCGCCGCCACGCCGCCGACTTGCCCTTGGACCGCCTTCAGGATAACCACCTGGGCTTCATAGAGCTTGTTGGCCTTTTGCAGGTCCACGATCCGCTTCTTCTCGGTGTCCGTGAACGTGACGCCGGATCGCGCCAGGGCTGTCATGCCTCTTGCCGGGTTCTCTAAAGCCTTGCCAAGCTGCAAGGCCGCGCCGCTTAGCGAGCCGAAACCAGAGGCGGATAAGTCCATTGCGGCCACGGTAGCCGAAAGAAAAGACTCCTTGCCCACGGACTTGAACGTCAGCAGTAAGGCCATCGCCTCCTTAATCGAATCGTCATCGAACGTCGTGGCTTTTTGGAAGTCCGTAGCCAGTCGGTCAAGCTCTTCAGCCGTCAGGCCCGCGGCGCCGGCCGTGGCCTTGAGCAACGCCTGCAACCGCTGCTGCGAGTCGATCGCGCCTTCGGCCGCTTCGATCGCCTTGCCGCCCACGGCCACGGCGCGCCAGCCAATCGCAAGCAAACCGATCCCGCCCACCGCCATTTGAATCCGCGAAATGACAGAGCGGAGCTTGTTTTCCGTCCGCCCCAACCCCGCCTGGAAATCGGCGTCGTTGGCGAAGATCCGCACGAAGGCTTCGGCAAGCTTAAATGCCACCGCACGCTCCACTCATTGCCGCCCGGCGGGCCCGGCGCCTAGTTCGTTTGGTCGTCAACTCCTCGCGCAGCCTTCGGGCGGCGTTTTCTCGCCGCACCTGTTGGGCATAGCTTTCCTCGCCCACTGGCGGGATCACGCCGGCCGCGGCCAATTGCCCCGGGGTGCGCCGCACGACCGAAACTAGTGATTCCTCGTCCATGCACAGCAGCAGAATCTGGTTCAGCGTCATTTGCTCTACGACCTGCGGCGTCATCCCCTCATAAGCATGGCACAACCTCTGCACGATCACTGGCCAGTCCTGCGACGCCCACGACGTCGATCCGGCCGATTCGCCCCCCGGCGATCCTCCCGGGGGGCCTGCGTTTCCCCCAATGTCGGCGCCGTGATTTCCGCCACCGCCTCCGCAATCTCGGCGATCTCGTCCGGATCCTGCCCCAGTAGATCCGCCGCCTCATGTAACCCGAGCCCCAAATGGGTGGGCGAAGCCCGCATGGACAGCCAAATCGTGTGCATTTGTCCAGGCATCGTCGTGCTCATCCACCAGACTGCATATTCGACGCCTTGCGGCCCTGCCGGAGTCTGCACCGTCTGCCTCGGCAAGTCGGACCACTCCAGCCGCTCAGCTCGCAGAAAGGCGTCCTTGATCCACTCCGACCGGACGTCCTCCGGCATTTCACCGGCGTTCTCGCTCCAGGTCTTGATCCGCAGCCTCTTGAACTCTGCAAACGCCGCCTCGCGCAATTGCACGAGGTCCTGCAACGTCAACGCGCTCAGTTCGACGGTGCGGCCTGAGCGCGTCTGGACGACCCTGCGGCGACGCACCACCGCCGCCATTCGTTCGTTACCCATCCATCAACCTCCTGACATCTAACTTGGGAGCGTTTCGGCCGGCGCGCCGCTTTGGCCGGGATAGTAATACGGACCGTCGCAGGCGAAATTGGCCGACCAGCCTACGACTTCCTTTGTGTCCGGCGAAAACATCAGCTCGAAATTTGCGATCATGACTCGCGGTAAAGCCCAGTAGTCCGTGGCGGATTCCCACAAGACAAGCTCCACGATGTCGCCCGCGACGAACATCTGGTACGGCTTGTTCTCCGTGTCGAACTTCGCCCGGATCGTACCCGTCCCGTCCTTTCGGGCGGAAAGCCGTACGGTATAGTTGCCGGAGTCTGAATCGCCCCAAGCGGATTCGGAGCACGTGGGCGTGAAAGTCCATTCCGTGAGCCGGGCAACCAGGGTTCCGTCAACGACGGCCTTGCCCAAGTGGCCGCTGCGGGCCGTGGATGAATTGGGTGGCATTGCTTAACTCCTCGATTGTCAAATCGCCGGCCGTATTCGGGCGGCTAGCTGGTGCTGCTCGTACTCCGCGACGAGGTGGAGGCAGACGACGGCGACGAGCAGGAAGACGATACCGAGCTCGTCGAACTTGACGACCCGGACGAAACACTTGACGTACTGCTCGACGACGTGCTGCTGCTCGCGCTACTCGGCGTGCTTTGTGACGAGGACGCGGACGAAGCAGACGATGACGTGCTGGACGAAGACTCCTCATCGTCATGTCGGCCCAACACATAGACGTCCGCCACTACGTGACCGTTTTTTGCTCCAAGCCGCAGAACGTGCGACACCCCGTCGTCAATGTCGAAGCCGTGCGTATGGCTGCAGAACAGGCAGATGCAAGCCCCCGCCCGCAACGCACCGCCGTTGGCCACCGTCATTTGAGGCGCCCACGTCAGGCCGCCGGAAGTCGGAACGGAAGGCTGGATTTCAAGCTGACCGTCGCCGGATACTTGCTTCACCACCAGGCAGACGATTTCCTCAATCGTCAAGGTCTGGCCCAGCGCGTCGTTGCCCGCCCCCGCCCCAATGTCCCAGCCGGCATAGTCGTAGAGATCAATGTCGATCGTGGTCCCGTTGATGATCGTATGGGCGCGCAATTCCCACGCCCGGTTCGCCTGGCTTGCGCTCACGCCGCTGAGGATTTTCCCGGACACAACCGTCTGGCCAATTGACGCCGTGGCGTAAACGCCGCTGTCCACCAGGTTCTTGATGCTCGATGCAAAGGCCAACTTGACTTCCGATTCCGCAGTTCTGGTGGACACCGTACGTTCTCCCGTCTAACTTAATACACCGCCGGCAATTGCACGTCGATTAAGACTTCATATTGCACCGTCACCATGTATTCGTTGTCGCCTTCGCGCACGCCCCAATCCGGCCCGCGAGTGCTGTGCACGTGCCAAATCGTCGAGCCGAGATCCCAGGCCGCCTGGCTGTCGAAGGCCGTTTGCACCAGCTCCGCGAGACGGATCGCAATGTCCTTGGGCGATTCGGTTGCCGATTCCTTGGCGTGAACCTCGAATCGAATCGTGTGATGCTGGAGTTGATGCTGCTTGGCCACCACCTTGCCCGTCATGTTTCCCACCGGGACAGGCGAGGGTAAGTGCTGGAAAACGCAATACGGCCCCGGAGCCGACGGCTCGGCCTCGGCCTCGTGCAGTGTCGGATAGTCGGTGCGCGACGGATCGGCCCACTCCGCCCGGAATGCCGCGTCCAGTCCTGCCTCTGTCCATCGCGTCACCACTGCTCGGTCGATGTTCCATGCCGTCACGCTCGCCCCCCCGTGTTAAGCACGGCGCCCAAGGCCGAAGCCTCCTCATTGAGCGTGCGGACAAGGAACGACCGATCCCGCTTGGTTTCCAGAATTAAGCCATAATCCAATGTCGTGCCAACGATAGCCGCGGCGGCCACGGTCCCGCCCGCGGCCTTCGGCTCCATCTCGTAGAAGATGTCCTTCATGAGCCGCGTGGTTTCTGCGTGTGGGAACCCGCCTGGTTTGGAGCGGCTGGCTGGGTCAACTTGAATCCGCTTGCTCCGCGGACCTTTGTACTTGCGAACTGGCGTGCTCAAATTGATCACCACCTTGTCACGCAACAGTTGCCCCACCAATTGGATTCGTCGGGCCGCGGTCATCCGCACGTTATCCCGCACCTGCCTGCCGTACCATTGGACACGCGCGCCGTACCGCTCGCTCCGGCGGGCCAATCCAGCTGCTTGTTGTTCCGGCGTCGCCATTGAATTACCCGATCACACCAGTTCGAGCCGTCCGCCGCGGATCACCAAGTCGCAGTCGGTAGCCATCCGCCGCACCAGGCCAATCCAGCGGTTCGCCTCCAGCGTCCCGTCGCTAGAGCCCGGTTCGTCATGTACCCGATCCATGCCCGCCGATTGGCGGAACTCAATCACGGCAAGCGTTCCACCAAGGTCAACTAGCGCCGTCGCGGTAAGCCAGACGTCGAATGAAATCCGCTCCTCCTGCTCCGGGACGCGGTCGACTCGCAGCCGGACGACGCCGTGCACGATCCGCCCGTCCCGGCAATCAGCCGCCACTTCCTGGCAAAAGTCCTCGATTGTCCCGCAGTCGATTTTCATGACGTCAGCGCCTCCGGTTGCTCGTTCCGCCTCCGCCGGCACATGGCCTTGTGCATCGCGGCAAGCCCCGCCGTGGCATCCTGCCCCGCCTGATAGTCGAACTCCTCGCCCACGTACGACGGGCCACTGATCACGACAAGCTCGTCGCCTGGTCGCAGGCCCGGATCTTCGGGCATATAGATTTTGACCGAGACGTCGTGGTCCTGCTTGGCGAATTCCTTCACCTCCGCCTGGGATGCCTGTTGAATCCAGCACTTCACCGACGCGCTAATCGTCGCGGCCGCATGCCGCTGGCCCAGCGACGCGGTTCGCGTCGTGGTGCGCCGGTCGTGTCTGACTCGGTGCGGCCAAACGTTGAGAAGGCTCATAGCGCCATCGCTCCGTAATGCACAAACGGCTCCAATAACCAGATAGCCTCCGACGGCAGTTCGACGGCCAGGTCAAGCCCGCTGGTGGAACTGCCGATCGTGTAGGAATAGTCTCCCTTCCTCTCGCCGGTGATCGGTCCAGCCAAATGCCCCAGCGTCGCGTCCTTGCGCCGCGCCCAAATTGCCTTGAAGGATTGCACTGCGGCGATCAGCGCCGCGTGCCTGATCGGCGACGCGTCCACGCCGGCCGACACGTAGTCGGCGCCAGAACGTGCCTCTACGGTAGCCTCGCCGGCCAGCTCAGCCTCCGCATATCCCGCCCGGTACTGCACGCGGATCGAACCCGGTTCGCTGTACCAACACGACTGGGCTTGCAGGATCCCGGACAGACACAGGTTTGCTTGCTCGTATTCGGCCCAGAACTCAACGCCCTCCGTCCATTGCGTGCCAGACCCGAACGCGCCCGCCCCCTTGCCAAACCGGCCGTTCTGGTCGCAGTGTACGGCGGCGATGTTTCGCACGGGAATTCGCCGCAGCTGAAGCGCGTCGGAGACCGTGCTGTAGGGCGTCCAGACTCCGCGAGTGTGGGCCTCGTTAATGTCCCACGATCCGCCGCCATAGAGTGGCGACATCCCCCGCTGTGGATAGTATTCCGTCAATTGGGACTGCACTGGATCATATTGGAGGTATCGCTTGACGGCGCCCATGGCTGACGTTCGCACCAGCGTCAGTAGCGACTGCTCCTCGCTCGATATGGTGGTCATGCCCAACGCGTCGCGAACTGTACTTTCCGTGATGATCATCAGACGCCTATTTGGTCAGATATCCGCCTGCCATCCGTCCTGTGCCGCGGCAGTCCGCGCACTTGATCGACCGTTTCCGTCGCCGCTCAATCGTGGGCACGCGGCCAGTGCCGCCGCAGCGAGTGCACGGCCCAGCGGCGCCGGTTTTTGCTTGCATTGACTTATTGGGGAAGCTCGACATACCCGCCGCCCTCACACAAAAAGCCGAACGACCGGACACGCCCCGGCCGTTCGGCTTCGTCCAAGCAGCGCGATGGTTGACTATCGCGCCAACAGATCAAGCCGATTGGCTGCGCCGCGTCCCCGGCCCTACGCATGGACCGAATTTAGCCGGCGCGTCCACTGGTCCACCTCATCCACGTACCTTGGCTGAACGCTCGAATTGGCCAGCGGATCGAACAGTTGCCGCCCGGGCAGTTGGTCGATGGCTTGCGGCGACGGCAACCGGCCTTCAACCTCCCATGCCTTGCTTTCGTCAATCAACGCCCGCAATTCGAGCAGTAGCGTCTTTAATTGGTCTTCGTTCAACTTACGCAGGCTGCGGGGGACAAAGGTCCAGCCTCCGCCACGGATGCCCGCGGCCGATGCACTTGCGTTGACCCTTGCAAGCAACGCAGGGTCGTCCTCCAGCGGATCAAACAACAATGCCTCGCGCTCGTCCACCGATATCCGTATCCGCATGCCGGGGATGTTGGGCATTTTCTGCATCACGCCTACGTCGCGGCCGCCGTCCGGCCGTTCGTGAAGTCGCTGCAAATCCCATGCGCCACGAACGTGCTCGCGGAACGTGCTCAACGTCATCCGCCGCTGGCAAGCGTCTCCAAATTCAATCACACACGGCCTGTGAGTGGTTGTTTTTTCAGCTGGTTTGTCTGTCGTCATACGACGCGCCTTTCGCTTGTTCATCTGCTTGGACTGGAAACAGGTAATGCTCCGTCGAGGCGATCAAAAATGTCAACCAGAACCATCGAACCGGCGGAAATGCGGGGCCCGACGCCCGCCTCGTTTTGCTGCCGTCAGGCCCCGCCCGTGGCGGTACTCGATCCACCGGTCACGCGAAAACTTAGGTCATGCCGTTCGTGACGACGGCCGCGGCGAGCGGGTCAGTCAACTGGCCGCCGAACCGTGCACGAGCGGAAATCAACAGGCTATTCGCCCGCACCAACGTGCGGCCTTCGGTCGTCGCCTTCACCGTCAAGCCAAGTCGCCTGTACATCCGATACCGACCAAGGTTGGCGTAGAAGATCTGGCGATTAGTCAGGCTCTCGTTGATGCCGTACGGATGGCCCATGATCCGATACTCGTCGTAATTTTCGGATCCGAACAGTCGCCGGGCATCCGTCGTGCCGACCGCCATGCCTCGGGCTCGGCTGTACGACGTTTCCGTGCCGCCGAAGCAGCACCGATCCGCCGGGTAGCCTCGCTTGTACGGTTTGGCCACGCCGAACAACAGCCCTTCGTAGTCGCCCAGGATAGGCGGTCCAGTCCCAGCGTTGCTCGCCGTCACCGACGTCGTGCCGCTGGCCGTGATAACGCCTTCCGGCTCCGTGGTTCCGTCGCCCACGCAAATCTGCGTGTCGAGCCACGCCTGAAGCTGCTCGCCGTACTGCTGGGAGACAATCCTCCCCCAATCCAGCGGGCTGTCGGAAATGAAATCGAGGCCGATTTCGATGCAGCCGTTGGCCACGTGAATCGTCGTGTCGAACGCCGAAACGAAACTCGCTGTGTTGAACAGCGGAATGGCCGTTGCATCAACGCCGCCAGAAGACAACGTGACGTTGCCGGCCACGACGCCCTCGATCCGTCGGCCTCTGGTGACGTTCACCACTTCGACCTTGGGATAGAACTCAGCGTACAGTAGAGGCGTCAGAATCACCGCGTCGTCGAACTCGATCGGCACGGCTTCCAAGCCGCCCGACGTCGAATCGTCGATCAGGGCTTTTTGCATCGACGGAGTAAGCATCTGGCCGCGAAGGCCGATGGCCCCGTCATCTTCCGTGCCCTCGCCATGGAGCACGCCGACCCACCGACTCTGCCTCAGGGCGCTCTCAATGAGCCGCTTGTCGAGTTCCGTCATTTGGCATTGACGCGGAACGGCCGCCCGGCCCATGCTCGTCGAAATCTGCCACTTGAAGACGGCGCCAATCGTCGCCATGTCTAGGTCGGATCCGTGGTCGATGCTCCGCTTGCCATCGCGGCCACCGTCAAACACAGGCTGCCCGGCGTACGGATGTCGCACGCCTTTGCTGGTGGTTTGGGGGAAGAAAGCCGCCGTCCGATTGGTGGCGAACATCTTCTCGA